CAGAAGAAGAAATTGCAGAAGAAGTTGCTGAAATACAAGAAATCGTCGAGATACCTGAAAGTACCACCGAATTAGAATTAACTGAAGAAGAGTTTGAAGAGGCCGTTGAGGAATATGTAGAGGAACTTGAAACTGAAGAAGTCATTGAAGTATTGGAAGAAGTTAATGACGTTGGTGTTCAAGAATTAGAAAATGTATCAGAAGAAGTCCAGGAAGTTATCCAGGCAGTAGTTGAGGAGGCTATAGAAAATGTTGAAGATCTTACACAGGAGCAAGTTGAGACTGTTGCTGAAGTATTACAAGTTGAAAATGAAGATGTTGCTATCGTTGCTGAAGCTATTAAATCAGACGAAGTAGTAGCTGAAGCAGTAGAAGAATACGTTGAGCGTGCAGTAGAAAATGCTGATGTAGAAAATTACACTCTTGCTGACGTTGTAACTGAAGTTCAGTTTGAAACTTTTTTAGAAAATCCAATAGAAACTTTTGTTGATATTGATATACAAGAAATAAACCTTGCAACTATTGGAGATGATATGACTACTGATCAACGTGAAAAAGCGCAAGAAGTTGTAGTCCCAGTTATTCTGACTAGAATAGCTTCTATGGCCGCATTTATTTTTAGGAGAGGTAATGTTTAAGAAACTATGGAAATGGTTTGTTGAAGCAATTAAAGAAACATTAAATTTAAGCTGGACGCTTGTAGGTTTGGTTATTGCGACCCTAACGCTTACTGGGAGCGCCCAGCAGATTACTGGTCTTGCGACTTTAATTACTCTCGGCATCTGGCTACTTACAATAGGATTTAGAAAATAATGTGCGAGTGTGAAATTTTATGTTGTGGGTGTAAACTACATTGTAAAGGATACGAATGAAGATACAAGTTATTAGAACTCAACTAGGAAAAGATGCAACAAATGGTTTGGTATTTATAGACGGCCAATTTGAGTGCTATAGCCTCGAAGATCAATATCAAGCAGTAAAAGTAATGCACGAAACTTGTATTCCAGAAGGAGAATACAAAATTAAATTAAGGACCGTTGGTGGTTTTAATGAAAGATATACTAAGAAATATCCGACATTTCATAGAGGTATGCTTTGGATCCAGGACGTTCCTGGTTTTGAGTATATACTTATTCATCAAGGTAACACAGACGAGCACACGTCTGGCTGCCTTATTGTCGGAAATACTCAACAAGATTTAGATGTTAATTTTAACGGTATGGTTGGATCTAGCGCTGATGCGTATCAGAAATTATATAAAAAAGTTTCTGCAGCAATACTTAAGGGCGATGAAGTAACCATAGAATATAGTAAGGTCAATTTGGAAGGCGGCGCAGGTAAGTGTTGCGAGTGTAAGAAAATAGATAATATTGAAGACACGGTAAAACGAATTGAAACTAAGTTAAAATTAAGTAAATTAATAAAATAAGGAGACAAATGTCAGACGAATTAAAAGATATGCTTGAAAGAGCATTTTGGACTTTCGTAGAAGCCTTTATTGGTGCATTAACAGTTGCTCCCCTTGTAGGAATAGAAGCTGAAACAGTTCAGCTTGCTGCTCTTTCAGGTGGTGCTGCTGCCTTATCTGTAGTGAAAACTTTCGCTAAAAAGCAGGTGAGTAAATAATGCCTAAATACGGAACTAAAAAGTTAAAGAAAAAAACTAAAGTTGGTGGCTTCAAGAGAAAAAAGAAGTAAAAAAAAGACCTGAGCTATTGCTAGTCCAGGTCTTTTTTACATATCTACGAGAGTAGTATGTTAACTTTATTATAGCTTAGAAAGGAACGTCTGAGTTCTTTTCTATTT